CCGATTTCTCGGAGGCCCTCGGGTGGGCCCTATTCGGTAACACGAGTAGTGTTCCCTTAGGTTCCCCTATTATAGGGGGCCCATGGCTCACCGGCCAGCCAATGATGGTCGGCCAGTTGGAGGATCTTAATCGTGTCTGATCCGGGTTATCCGAAGTATAATAGCGCTACCCAAATTGGGCATGCTACATACTTTCCTCATGGAGGTGGGACGCCTTTCCAGCATGATAACACTACTACTTTCCCCCAGAGATGGGAGGATAAGAGTTCTGTTAAAACGCCGGGTTGGCCATCTCACAAACAGGAGAACTCCTATTTTCACGCCAGAATGCATCGAGAAGACGAGCTGACCGATTATCACACCACCTTTAATAACGGTGATGAGGATATAGGTCAGATTCCGCCTAATCAGCTTTCTGGTGGTTGGACAGGAGGGGATGACACGGAGCTTCGCCAAGCGTCTGATTCCATATATGCGCAATGCGTTTCAAAGCTTGCGCAAAAGGTAGCAGATAGCAAGGTGAATCTCGGAGTGGCTTTTTACGAGCGTAAACAAACGGCTAGACTTGTCTCGTCTACCATCAATCGGCTAGTTAATACTATCCGTGCGGTGAAACGAGGAAATCTGCCGGGTGCCGCTCGTTCCCTAGGCCTCTCGTCAGGTCCTCATCGTCATCGGGGGATTTCAGTCCCTGAGGCTTGGTTAGAGCTTCAGTATGGCTGGAAACCTTTGTTGAGCGATGTTTACGGCTCTTGTGAAGAGCTCCTCAACCGAGAAAAAGAACGACCTGCCGTGATTAAAGCTACTTCGACCTCTAAGCGTACTCTACAAGAGAAGTACACAAGGGGGCCGAATGCCGAATCATGGCCGGAAGTTAACTTTTCCAAAGAAGGGGAAGTGCGGGGATCCGCACGCGTATGGTTCGAAGTCGACAACTCTTTAGCGTCGGCTATGAACCGAACGGGAATCACTAATCCACTGGCGATTGCTTGGGAACTTGTTCCCTATTCATTCGTCGTGGATTGGTTTCTCCCGGTTGGGACCTTTTTGCAGAACATGGGATACTCTGAGGGCGTAACCTTTTTAGGTGGCTCTTGTAGTATTCGTAGTTCTACGAAATGGCGCGGGACGGTGGTTTCCACCACAAAAACAGTCGGTTCAGGACCCTTTGGCTATACCCAGAGTCACTCTGGGGGCAGCATAAAGGAGAGTTTCGAGGGATTTTCCCGCGAAGCTTTTGCGTCCTGGCCGGATGTTCCACTGCCTCACTTTAAAGATCCTCTCTCTCTAGGTCACGTGGCTAATGCGCTTTCGCTCTTAGCTACGGCCTTCGGTCGAGGGTCTCACGTTCGGTGAGATCTTCTTCAGAAGGTTCATTATCAAATCGTCTTTCGGAGCGATCCGTCGGCTGATTTGGTTTACCATACATACAGGAAATCTGCATGTCTCTCACTTTGACTGATGCGGTCCCTACGAATCGTACGTACACGGCGACGCAGTCTTCTCCTGACCTCACGGTCTGGAAAGACGTATCGACGAATACGTACGCTTCTGGGGCTGGTGTTGCTTCGCTCTCCTGTAAGGAGAACTCGGCTGGCACCTTCCGCGTGTCGGGAAAGCTTGTGCTTCCAGCAATGGATGCCGTCGATCCGACCCTGAAGTCTTTCGAGACTCTGGGGTCTTTCGAGTTGGTTCTCCCGAACAGGGCGTCACTCCAGCGTCGCAAAGATCTGAAGGCCATGTTGGCCGATTTTCTTGGCGATGCCGTCGTAACCGCTGCTGTGGAAAACTTCACCCACCCGACGGGTTAATCCTGTCTGGTATCAAAAGCGGGATGTTTTCCCGCACTGAGGATACAAATGTTCGACCGAGTCGAGATTTGCCCGCAATGCGGGGAAACTGGTGAGGATCAAATTGTTCCTTGCTTTTCGCCATTAGATGGTCATGGCTCTGTGTGTGGCATACTTTGCCATTCATGTGGCCTTTTCCGTCTCGCGGTTTTTAGCTGGGAACTTTCTCACCGTTTCCTTCGAAGGAACCTTCGGTTCATTCGATCTCGTCATACTGTTCCGGATTCACGACTTTGGAAACCTGTTGAGGATTACTTCACTCTTGGTTCTAACCAACAGTGGGCAGTCCGTATGCAAGTTACCGATTCGTGGCCTCGGATCTTTCCATCGCTCTCGCGGTGGTGGAGCTCAGATGAATTTGCCGAACCTTCCGATTTTCAAGTGTTTCGACACATGATGCGGAAGACTTCAGGCAACCTTATGAGTCCGGCTTATACTGTCAGGGATTTTTTGTCCCTGGCTAATGAGCTAGAGTATGATGATTGCTTTGGTCAGCCTTTAGCACGCTGACTCACATCTTTCCGGAGATTTTAGATGACCAAGAATGATCTTGATCGTCACATCGGCGTTGCTGAGCAACTCCTTTGTGCTCTGGACTGCCCCCGTGCTCTCACCGTTGTAATAATGATGAGGAACGGTATGTGGGGTGAGATCGCTAATCTGCGTCTAGATCCTTTGGGTTTTAACGACCCTGACCGCTTCTTCAGGTCCCATCAAGCAACCAAGCTGCTCTCAAAAGCAGAATGGTTGCCCACTGGGATCGACAAGACTGCGGTTGCGAAGGTGAAATTCGCGGAGGCCGAGGAACTCTGCCAATTGACCAACAGTTACTGGGCTCCCTACCGCAGGATGGAATTTCAGTTCCTACCCTGCTATGAGCGGATATTTTCGTCTGCTCGTAGAAAAATCGGTAAGGTTCTTGGTGACCAATTGTTCAAATGGACTGAGTTCTGTGACTTCGGCCCTGGAGCGGACGGTTCGACTGTAAGTGGAATGACTTCCGCCTACAACAAGCTATCTACACCAGGTTGTGTTACCGGAGGTGCCTACCCTTATTTAGATACCTTTGCTAGTTTAACTAGTTTGGGTCGTCTATTTATTGGCGACATCTCAGCGAGAAGACTTAATGTAAGGCTTGCTCGTGGTAACACGGTCACTTTTGTTCCAAAGAACGCTAAGACGGATAGACCTATTGCAGTCGAACCTCGTTGGAACATTTGGATGCAAAAGGGAATGGGTCGGTTTCTTAGAAATCGCCTCAAACTCTTCGGCGTCAATTTGGACTTTCAAGGTTTGAATCAGGCTTTAGCTATCTACGGTTCGCGTACTGGTAAGTACGCCACCATCGATTTAGCGTCCGCTTCCGACACTGTTGCTTATGAGGTAGTTCAGGCATTGTTGCCAGAACCGTGGCTCACCATTTTCTCGGCACTTCGTAGTCCTTCGTATCGCCTTGATGGCGAATGGAAGGATTACCATAAGTGGTCGAGTATGGGTAATGGTTATACTTTCGAACTAGAAAGTCTAATCTTTTGGGCCCTCTGTAGTTCAATCAATGAGGATGTCGCTGTTTATGGCGATGACCTTATTGTGCCTACAGAGTCATACCAACAGGTAGTCCGAGTGCTTGAGGTTTGTGGCTTTAAGGTTAATCCCGAAAAGTCATTTTCCTCTGGGTGCTTCCGTGAATCTTGCGGCACTGACGCCTTTGATGGCGAAACTGTCACTCCGATTTATTGGAAGGATACACTCGATGATCAAGGCACTCTTAGGCTGGTCAACCAGATTACCGTCCTTTCTCGTCGCCTTGGTTTCTCGGGGTATAGAACTCCGAGTCTCCGGGCGATTTGGAAGGAACTGGTTTATCAGCTTCCGAAGCGTTTTCAGCAGAGGGGCCCGACGTCGCTAAGTACGGTTGTCCACGATACTTCAAGTAAGTGGTCGGCCGTTTGTCGCTATGGTTGGGATGGGGTTTTCATCAACCTTTGGTTGCCTATACCTCGAAGGTTTAGGTTTCTAAATTTCGATGTTGCCCTAATCTCTCAGTACTTCCAACCGTCTTCTGACGGTTATGTCGTACGTGATCGATTCTGCTGGAAAAAGAGAACAGTCTTCGTGCCCTCAGGGTATGAAGACATAGGACCTTGGGGGCCCTAGCCCTTAAGCC